TAGCAAGCACCTGCCAGTGTCACGGGCTAGGAACAATACACCAGCCGCTGTGGTAGCATCAGGGATAGAGGCGCCAGAAACCTCCATTATAAACACCCTCGTAAGCACTCAACCATTTTTCACCGTCCCATTTTAATTGCTTGTTTGTATAGTTATTGGTTACAATTTCTGCTTGCCCAGAAACAGAACTATCAAAAGCAACTTCCCAACTACCTGTGTATTCAATAATATCGTTTGGACTGGCTATAATGTTTGCGTTGCCCCAGTAGTTTTCGCCCTGAGGAGTTTCGGCAGTTATTAGATAACGTTGACCCACAGCCGCAATAGGCAATCCGTCGCCTGGCGAAGCGTCATCTGGATTTACAATTCTGGTTACTGGAGTAAGTGTGTCTGATGGCAACGTATCTGCCGCAATATTCCAAATAAGTTTACTGGGTTCAAATGGATGTTCTTTAACACCGCCCACAATCATAGCAAGCTCATTATCAATGTCATCACTTGTGTTTACTTTGAGTAGACTAGTATCAGTAACAAGTCCGCCCTGTACTTCCAGTAAATCTGACCATATGGCTGGTTTATAATCTCTGGTAAGTAGTTGTACTTCGGAACCTTCAACTTTAAGCCTATAATCGTTTGGTGTAATAATAAGTTGTTCAGGTGTTTCTGGTACTGTTCTAAAGAAGTCATAGAACTGACTATCAAATCCGTAGATGTCGTCGTCAGTATCGGAAAATATATTTGTAACTATGGTCTGAATTATTTGCTGACGTTTAACCTGCGCCGGTGGATTTATCCAGATAGGCACTTCAAATGTCATGGTAGCAATATCAATGATCTCATCAACACCTGCTGGTACAGTACGATTACTCCAGTTCACATCAGTAAGTGTTACCTCAAATATACTACTCCAGTCAAGTGGATTATTGGTGCTCTGTATTTGTATGCTAGGGTTAAAGATTACCATGAGCTGTTCCATGATCTGTAATTTTGTGTCTGTGTTGGGTGACCAGATGTCTACGTTAATGGTTAAGTCGTAAGGCACTGGCATATAACGATGTACTGTATATAGGTTACCTGGCCCCTCACCATACACATTGTTCTGATGATCATATTCACGCTCTGCTACTTGTACAGTGTCAACGTTAAAAGGATCCTGAGTTCTGCTTTGTTGGTATTTTAGTGATTGTATACTAACACTGATAAAGGGGCAAGAGTTTATGATATTCTCTGAATTGTTTCGCATAATATGGGTAACCATACGACTGCTATCAGCATAACGACAAGGCACACGGTTATAGTTTGTGCCTTTGTCAGTGTACTCCCTGACTCTGAAGTGACTAAAGATTCTGATAAGCTGAGTCAGATAACGGCGTATCTGCTTGTCGTACCACCAGTCTAAGTTTTCTGATTTACCGTCTATGCTGTTATATTTGCCTGCCATACCGCTATTTATCGTCATCCGATTGTTTGCCGCATGTCTTAGCACATGTAATAAGTTTTTTGTTGTTCCAGTATGTATCCCATACAGTCTGATATTGCTCAGAGTTTATGATGTCGCCCAGAGAGTTTTTTAGCGCATTAAGATTTTTTGTGCCGCCCAGGGAATAAATCAAATCATGATATTCATGATCAATTTTTTTAGCAATAGTCTTAGATTGATCAATGACATTATCAGGTTCAGATAGATGGGGTATCTGTCCCAAATAACAACACGGCAACACAGTACCATCGTATGTTATAAATGCTTCTTTTCTGTGCTTAACCGCACAATCTATGTTTATGTTTGACATTATGTTATCTAAATTTTGGATTATATCTGATGTAATAATCCTGGGATTTACGTCTGTGGCCGGCTCTAAATAATGCGTAATAGAATCGCCATCATATACTGGAAGCTCATAACTGTTCCATTCCCTACTATCTCTCATCCAAAAATTCATAAAGCCTAAATCTTTAGCCATTTGTTCTGCCTCAGCTACCTGGTGCTCATTGTGGCGGAATCTTATAAACTGCCATTCAGCCTGACCACCAGCGTCAATAAATGCCCTGGCGTTACCTATGATTTTGTTAAAGTCTGTGCCTATGCGATATAAGTCATGCGTGTCTGATAATCCATCCAAAGCAAAAGTGACCTTGTGAGCCTCCGGCAATGTTATGGCTAATTCTTCCCACCAACTCTGTGTTCTCAAACTACCGTTGGTGTGAATGCCAAAACTAAATTTTGGATTTATGTCTATGGTATAAGCAATCATGTCTATGAGATCCGTACACATCACAGGATCTCCATAGTTGCCACAAAAAAATATATACTCTAATTGTTTAATAACTTTAGCTGGAAGAATTTTTTGATAATCTGACAAGCTCCAACTGCTTATGGTTAAATTAGGATTTGTGCTTCCTTTAACAGTCCTGGGACATAGTGGACATTTAGCCTGACAATTGCTAGAGACTTCCAGATGTAGTCTGTTAAGTTCATTAAATTTAAACATTAGGAAAGTGCGGAGGTTTTCTTAAAATGCTTTATGATATCTTCAGCATATTCACGCTTAGTGACATCTTCGGCAAACTGCCAATGCCCATCTAAATATATTACCAATCTGCCTGTGTATTCGTCCAAGGTATATGAACGCTCTGTGGGCCTTTCAGGTACTTCCTTTACTCGTATCTTGTCCGACATTGCTTAACCGCTCCATTAGTCTGTCTGCTCTGTTTGTTACTTGTCTGTACCACAGGCTGTCTTTGCCTTCTATGCTGGCTTGTTTCCAATCTTTAGCCTCTAGTGCCTTGCGAAAGTTTTTAAACTTTCCCAATCTGGTGCGTCCCATGTTAAACATCATGTTTACTAGGATCTCTTGTACTTCTCCGGGCCATTGCTCAAACTGTTCTCCGTATAAAGCAACACACTCACTAATTGAGGTGTCAAGGTCACGTTCAAAGCATTCTCTAACTCGGTCATCTGACACTGGTGTTCCCACCTCTGCTCCATGCTCTGTATCTGATTCCAGGACCAGGTGGCCAACTCCGAAAGTTGGGTAGCCCAGATGGTCTTTATAAATTTCATAAACAACTCCTTCGTCAATTTTTAGTTGCTCGTATACTGATTGTCTGTCCATTATGGTTTGTCCTTGGGTTCTGGGTTGTAGCCCAGGGGTCTGTTTCTGGGCTTGGTATCGTTTCTGGGCATCACAACCTGGCTCATGTTAGTTTTCTCAGGCTGGTTTGTGTCATCAGAGTTGGTGGTAACACCATCGTTATTGATGAAGTTTTTAAGCACACGGTTGGCGCTTGTCCACTTCTGACGAGTCTCATCTTCCATTCTGACCCAACGGCTTCCTGACTTCTGAAACAATCTGTCTGGTATAAAGTCTGTGCGCAAATAGTAGTCACCGTCTGAGACTCCTGACTGAGGAAACTGATCGCCACTGCCCACAATAGTGCCTCCAAATAATAGGTCATCACCACCGTCACCCTCTAAAGCAATGCTGGGCGGCGTAGGCAAGTTGGGATCCACAAACAAGTGTCTGCGCTCACGAGTGTGGGGCATGTGAGGCACATCTACTTCTGCCTGCTCCATGACACGATCCTGCGCACGAAGCTCTGTCTGGTAAGTCGAAATAAGATTACGCAGATCCTCTGCCTCAGTACCATCGCCAAGTATGTCACGGTACTCTTGTGAGTCAGTGATAGTACCTAACTTGACTCTCCATAAGTGCGGCCACCAACGAGGATCGTAACCCTCTGCTGGGCGTGTGCCTTCCTTGACCACCATGAATCTGTTTACAGCATCGTCCTTGCCCAGGAGAAGGTCATCCCTCAAATGCGGAAGCTCCAAAACATCACCTGGCATCAACTTACGGCCCAGGGTGCTGACCATGCTCTCTATATGAAAGTTCATGAACATGGTATCGTTTGCTAAAAACGCACCAAACTGAGTGAGATCAAAACTGTCATTGTCAGCCAGAGCATATGCTCCTCTCATCTCATACAAGTCTTTTGAATACTTACGATCGCGATTTTCTAGGAACAGCAAATCCTGTATAAAGACTTCTGTGGGATCAACGGCCGAACTGGGGTTACTGGGATCGCCTTCATAGGGTGTTTCAACCACACCCATGTATTTGTGACAAATCACACCAGTACCACCCGCAAAGACATTCTCACCCACTATACGATCGATAAAATCATAATCGTGGGTTTTGGTCTTGTTCCATAAACTAATTCTTGGCATAGCACTATTTATCGCTTGACAGATCCTGATACCCATGTTATCGTATATAAACACTGGAGAACAATAATGGCATACATAGTACTAACACATACAGACGACGGTGATTCTCAGGTAGATATATATGAGAGACGACCGAGTTATGTGATCATTGACAAAGCGAGCGTAATGCTCAACGTATCAGTAGAGAAATCCAGATACAAAAATGTATCACAGGATATTCAGCAACTAGCATCTGCGCTCAAGGAGCAGTAATATGGCAAAGGCAAAAGCAAACTTCTCAGCTCAGGGCATCAAGGTACCTGACTATAAAATCATTAAGACAGGCATGAAGCCTGTGAGCGTCAATGGCATCAAACGTGACTATGATCGACTCATGGATGAAGCCCTGTGGTATGCTCATTATGAGGTGGCTAAAAAGACACTCAAAGCTGAGTTTATGAAGTTTGCGGCTACCATTGATCGTGACAAGGCCAAGGAACTCAAGCGAGTACCTGACTATGCGTTTAGTGTGTTTGGCAAGTATGCCTATATCGGCAACAAGGGTGCTGAACTGTCAGAAGAGCATACTGAAGCCATTACCCTTGGCATTGACAAGTTACTTGAGCTACATCCATATGTGGAAGAAGTCATCGAGGAAGCCAAGCCCGAAGGCAAAGTTATTAGTATCCAGG